GAAGAAACTAAACGTGGACGAGCAAGATAATCCAACAAATCTTGATAGCCTGTTGTTGGTACTACAAAGCCGGTCTTGGCTTTAATACCAACCTTAACTGACTCACAAGCTTCGTTGGATATATCCGCAACGCCCAATTGCTCTGGGCGTGAGTTAAGGGTCAAGCCCTCAACCTCATTACATTGAACCAAGGTATCTCTAAGATCTTCATTATGTGATGTAGCGAGACTAATACGAGGAGCCACAGCCTCAAGTGGCATCCAAGTAACACAATTCTCTGACTCAGTCTGAGTAGTAAGCTAAAAAGCAAGGGTAAAGCGGTTATCCTGGCGGTAGGTTTGGCCATGTGTTAATTTATTTATCCAAACTATACCCGTATATAAACCTAAAACCAAGCATCAAGGCGTGCTTTCATCATCTGCTGGTAGGCCTCTCTACCTTCAAAGTCGGTCGTAAACCCACCTTCTTGTAAGGCTGCCTGCACGAGCGGAAAGTACTCTTCCCACATCTCGATACTATGGAGACACAGCTCACCAAGCATGTTCTCCAGATTGTGTTTCATTTCATTGGCTAGATTCTTGTTGTTCTTATAGTAATAAGCAACAAAAAGAAAACTAGCTGGGTCCAAAGGAGCGACCCACCCACCAGCACCAAGCTTGTCCTTAACAAACCGGCGCTTCAAGAAAGTACACTCTTCAAGTGTACTATAAGGATGCAGTTCCGCATCCTTAGTCCCTGCTGTGTAAGTCAATCCAAATTGCTCGTGCATGTCACGTGCAACTGTGACCTGGTTGAAAACCTCTGAAACTTCATCGCTGACATTCACGATGTTATCATCACCAAAAGTGGCAATGTAAACGTGATTCCACATGTTCGTGTAATCACTCGTCGCCTTGCAGTAACAAGCCGTAAGAGTGATCAAAGAATACAAGGAATTCACTGGAGTCGTGAATGGATGTCCACTAGGAAGTGACTTGTTCCACTGATACACGTAGCTTTGGTCGCGACCGCTACCTCCCAGGTGGCGAGAATGCACCAAGTCCAACCACAAGATTGAACGCACTTTAGCATTCTCTTCACCATCATTGTACCACCTGTTGACAAAGTCAAGGATGGCAAAGTGAAGGTACGGCTGCTCAGAAGAATCGAATCTCTTAAAATCACCGTCGAAGCATTTCGACCCATGCTCAGAGAGCTTGGTGGCAAGTAACCACCACTCTGAGTATGGATTGATGCCAGGACACATTCCCGAAACGGTATGATGTCTAAACATGGAAGCCATGAAAGCGCCAAAGTACATTCTGAAGGCAATAACGTAGTCCAAAGGTGCTCCACTGATAACACGTGTAGCACCTGCGTCAACCTTGGCGTGAGGTCGCGTCTCATCCTTGAGGAAATCGACAAAGATGTGCGCAAGCCTTTCACCGCGCTTGGCGCTATCCACGATCTTGTCGATGCGGCCAAACAACTCCACACACTCAGGAGAGTCAAAGGAGAAATCAGAGTCACTCCCAAAGAAGTCTCTCTTACCTGCTTTTGTACTCAAAACGTATGGGTAACCCGCTGACGTAGAACGCGAGATAGACTTGATCTTCAAGCCTTCAACCCCAGAAACCGCTTCTTGTTTGGTGAAAATACCTGAATAATCACCAAGCGAAGCCTCCCGAAAAGGCTTGGTTGCCAAAGAAACAATTGCGTCCAGATTGGGCACCTCACGGTACTCTACTGGCGACGTGTACGCTTCAAGACCCTGTAGCATAGGAGACACTCTCTCGCCCTCTTTGTTAAAGAAGGGCTTCAAGTGCGCCGGACGCTGTGGGTTAGGTCCGAAAAGCTCAAGCTCACCAATAGGTGACAACTTGAGCTTGGAATTGGGGCTCAACGAAACGGCCATATCAACTTGTCCAATGTAAGTAAAGCTTCCCTCAATCAATCCATCGCCCTTAGGGAATCCAGACTGTTCTTCTGTGCCAAGATCAAGCTTGACACCGCGTGTCGCCAAATCTTCAATCATCACATCGCTGTCGATTCCAAGTTTGACCTTGGCATCATTCACCATCTCAAGTGTGATAACAGCACAGAAACCCTTACGTTGGAAAAGACCAGGTGAGCCTGCCACATGGAAACCAAGATAGCATCTTCCACCAAAGTGCCTGTTTTCGGCAATGGTTAAGGGCGCACCACACATACCTTTCTCAGTGTCCATGTTGTAGGACAACACATCCTTGTTGTCCACACCTCCAGGGCAAATGGACTTGCAGTACTCGAACTTAGGAGCTGAAAGCGTGTGTCTCATCTCGTGACGCCCATCCTTCCTGTTCTGCTGAATCATAACATCAAGGCGCACCGCTCCGCAAGAGACAATCGCTTTCTGGTACAACTCATCTGTGAGGAAGTACTGCGTGATACGTTTCGAAGCCAACAAACTGCCCCTGGGAAAAACCAGGAACTCAACATCGCGGTCGTAAACTGCAGCGCGCTTAAAGCCAAGGTACTGACCTACCGTAAAGTAAGTCTTCGTGCCATAAAGCGCGCGCACGAAAGTCAGCCGCGTGTCGTTGTCAACTTTGCCACTGGCAAGCAAATCATGAAGCTGTCGAGAAAAGTGCTTAGGTGCCATGGCCAGATTCATCTCAATGAACTGAATCTGACCAATTTGCACCTCACTCTCCTCACCATACCAAAGGAACATCTTATGCGTGTTCTCATAAATGAGATTGTGTATGTGAGACTTATCCACATACCCCGACTCAACCTGCATCTTGTTCCTGAAGTAAACCTTAGAGGGCACCCCTTTTGGCTCCTTAATGTTGCTCTGGTTGACGACACGTCCACGTGGTCGTCCTCTCCCTCCTGTAAGAAT